ATTATATTTTCAAATCACTATTATTCATAACTATTATGAACACAAAATTATTAAATATACAATCACTTGGGCCGAATGACAGAGAAGCTGCTCTCCGTCCGGTCCAGCGTTATTTAACGCAAATAAATCAGAAGATGCTCGATACTGCGCTACGAGTACCTTTCTATATGAATCAGGATACATTGCAGAGACTCCAAGCAATGTTTACTGATCGTCTTGTCATTTTGGATGAGCGTGAGAAAACGAACTACTATGAAAATACGCACCCGATATCAGCGTTTCTTACGTGGTACGCCCATGGTCGTATGACAAATAGCGCAGAAAAATATGTCGGCAATGGCTTGAAAACTATGGAAATTGGCGGTAAATTTCCTTTGAATAGATCGATCAGTCATAATTGCCTCCTTATTGAGTCATCAAGAGATGCAGCTAGACATGTAACCCAGCACATCGGGTCGCCGATATCACCAGAATCGCAGATGCTCTACAATCGAACTCAATGCGATGGTGGTCTCATATGCTCGGCCGGTGCTCAAAACTGCTTGTATGCTGCTGACATTGCGTATGCAATTAACTCATTATACGAAGTCACTTTCGATGATCTCATCAGTATTTTTGTCAACCACAACCTTAAAGTTCTTGATTCGTGGATGTTTTTACCTCTTGCACTTATCGATGGCATATTTTCAAAAGCTGATGATGATCATTATTGCTATCGTGAATTTGATCGCACTGAAGAGGTTGAATTTGATTTTGACTACACTGATGAGGAAGTGGATTATGATGACAATGGTGAACAACATGCGCATAAACCGGATATTAATATGTACATCCCCGGAAAACGCACTGACAAGCCTAACTCTAAAATTAAGCACAAAGTTAATTGTATTCGTTATGCGCAATTCTCGCTAAAGGATTGTTCAAATGTTTATACACATAAATTGAGTGAATGGCGTAAATGGGTTACACACACCAAGGTTGAGACTCCAGAGTTTGATATAGTGTTTGAGGTTGTGCGATCATACGGTTCCTTCCGCAATGTTACCTTTACTAAAACCATTCATCGATCAGATATTATATCAAGAGTTTATCACTTTGGATCACTTCTCGGCCGATACGTTCGCATCCCGAATTTATATGTACACATGCAATATCGTTTCACCAAGAAGAGGTGTGAAGTGTCTGACATCGTTTTTCCTTTGGATGAGTACATGGACCTTATAGGGTTTTGTGATCGTCAGAGTGAGGGTCAATTCCATTGGACACATTATCGTGCGTTAGTCGACTCAAAACGTAAAGTTATTAAATTAGGTGATATGGAATTCTTTGGCAATATTAAGTTGGATGCAGTCGTTTATCAACATGCTGTTTTCTCTATTTTCATACTTGGTGCTATATTGCGCACACATCGTACACAGGGTGTTGTATCAGCTTTTGAGGAGATCAAACGTCGCACAAATCCTAGCATCTGGCAAAAACTTATATTTCAAAAATGTCGCGATTCGCTGAATCAATTTAAGAATTACTTTGATACTGGAAAGCAAGACCCATTTATACCAACGGAGCTTGATCAGAGTTTAGCTTTCTTCGATAAAATGGATGCAGAGAGCGTTAAGAATATCATGCTCATGCAACCCATCTCATTCAAAGATTACGAGGTAGGCGCCATCTATAAGTCCACACGTAAGACGCGTACCACTTTGCCAAGTATCCGTTTCCCAACTGTACAAGCCACGCATATCACCACACCGCAAAATACAGGTAAGACAGTTGGGGCACCTATTAGACAATCAAGTGTGGATGATACTGACACACTTTCATATTTTAGCGAACCTCCTGAACCACAAGAAGAGGTTCTCGCTGAATTAAACAACAAGATATCATTGGAACCACTTGTTACGCTTGATGAGGCACCACCTGCACCTCTAAATACTCGTGACAATACTCGTGTTCCAAAAGACGATTATAATTCTGGCAAACTAATAGCTGGCCAGAAAACAGTGCCAAATGGCATGTTTGTCAAATTTCCAGCTGGTCATTGTTTACTTGAAGCCTTTTATAATGCCGCTGACATTAAAATGCCAATCAATGAATATCTTGATGGCATTAGAAAATATTTTATAATCCATTATCCGCTGCACACTCAAGGCGTTGATGATTATTTGAATAATGGCAACTGGGATCAACTTGCTGTTGATTTTGTGCCTTTAACTCTTGCCACTATTCATAAGCGATACATTAATGTCGTATCTGAAGTTGGACGTTTTCAATATGGTGATTCTGGAAACAAACCTGTTACATTGCGAATATCAAATGCCCATTGGACGCCTAACCGCGGTGGTTATGATCGCGATGCAAAATATGGTTTGCTCTTAGATCGATCGCGCAATAGTGTAGTTGAGATCTCTTGTGCACCAGGGTTTCTTGGCACTATTGCAACAAATCGTCGATTCCAATATTACGGTTATAATTACACTAAAGGTGACTGTAAAATGATGGATGTTAAATTCAAATACGAGGATTATGCAGATATGATGGCAATTGATATGCGAAAACACAAACCAGACACAACTGTTATGATAGATATTGGTTGCGATTACACTGAGGGTACATATATCAATGTTACCAGATTTATTGAAAAGAATATCCAATATGGCTTTAATTTTGTGTGGAAAATATTTGATGAACCCGAAGTTTTTAAGCGTTGGAAATATGACGTAGAGATATTTCGTAATATGCATTCAAATGATTTCAGTGCTGAACGATATGCCTTAATACAGCTTGGAACGGGTAAACGCATTAATAATTACTCTATACGATCCTATACTATTACAGTCGATAGAAAGGAGGTTGAAAGTTTCATCACGGAATATCATGATATGTCGTTGTCGAAGGACGTTGTTAACAGCTTACGTGAGTGGAAAGCCTATCCGATGGTAACACGTTTTGTTGCGGACACAGGCATTGCCGGTTGCGGTAAAAGTTCTAAATACATTGACAAAATGGCTAGAGCACTCTTCATCGTGCCAACGCAACAATTAATGGCCGATTACATAGAAAAAGGTGTGCCGAAACAGCACGTCAGCACATACCATACTGCTTTGGCTAAAGTCACTAAGTTCGATCGCATTGTTATTGATGAAGTTTTCACTTTGCCGCTCGCTTATATAGCTGCAGTGGCTATACTACGTAAACACACGAAAGAAACACCCATATCTATATACGTTCTTGGTGATAAACTACAAATACCGTTTATTGATTTTCGTCACAATCATCTTGGGTCAAGACCTCTAACGCAACTTGTTGATAATCATTGCATGGTTTCAAAGCGATGTCCTCAGGATATCATTGATATAATTAATAATAAATACAAACAGCAATGTACAACAACATCTGATGTCAAGGTCAGTCTATATCGTAGTGATCACATAGATCGTAATATTCCTCTTATGGTTTTCAATCAAGCCACAAAAAGGGATAATCAACAACAAGCCAATGATGTGCTCACAGTGCATGAAGCGCAAGGCAGAACGTACAAAACCATACAATTGTATGTCGATCAAAAAGCAATAGAAACGGCGATGTTGGCCGCGGAAAATCATGTATTTACGGCTATTACCAGGCACACAGACAAACTCATAATCATTGGACGCACTGAGGATTTTAAGAAATGCGTGGATATTAAAGATACGGTCCTCGAATTATATACCGAACTTGCCAACAACACACCCTACCAGGATACATATGTTCGTGACATCGATATTAAAAGCACGATGCCGTCTGAAACTGTTGAGGTCGAGAAATTTGGGGTTGATATAATAATGGTTGAGCAACTTTATGATAAGTGGTTGCCCAGGCACACTGTTAGAGATGAAATAGCTGGTTATACACAAATGTCTTTTTCACCTCTCGAGAGTGGCACATTACGAGTTAAGGAGGAACATCTTGTGGTACCTGATTTCTCAAGGGCTGGCGTCAAAATTTCTGCCATTCGCGTTGCTAAAGGCCAGACTTCCTATAACCACGTAGAGGCATACCAATCTCTTATTCAAAGATACATGCTGCTTAATCCTAAATCACGACAGCGTGAAGCAATGTGCAATAAGATGTTTGAAGGGTTGAATCGCATATTGTTTGGTTCGGATGATCCTCGGTATTTTAAGAAACTGCTTATTAATAATCAACACCGGGTGGGAATACACACAGCGGCCTATCTCGAATCCTTGAAGGAGAAACTCAAAACAAAAACGCAGGATCATCTTCAAAGTGTCGCGGAGTTGGAATCATTTACTGAATTTGAAGATGCACGTATTAAGTACTTCAATAAGTCACAATATAAGTGGATACCTGATCAAAATTTCGACTTCAAAATGAACTCTGATGGACAAATAAAATGTGGGCAAGGCATCGCTGCTTGGCCAAAATATCTCAATGTCGTCTATTCAGCGTATTTCCGGTATATTATGGAAACTGCTATGGACAACAAGAAGCCCACGGTTTTCATTGCAGCCATGATGACAGATGAGGAACTTTGCAAACAAATGCAAATGGCCAATGGTTACGACCAAACAGCACAGTACATGGAAAATGATTACTCTGGATGGGATTCAAGGGTCACCGATTTTATGATTGACTTTGATGCAAAAATGCTTAAATGGGCAGGATGTCCCTACCACCTTGTTGAGTTCTATCGGAAATTTCGTGAACATTTCCAGTACTTTTATGAGGGAGCAAAATTACAGGGTCACTTCAAGCAGCAATCCGGATCACCATCAACTTTTACGGGCAATACGTTAGGAAATATCGGAATAACATCGCTATATCTTAATTGGGATGAAATATATTCCATATGGAAGGGTGATGATAGTCTTATACGCGGTTATAATTTCGATTGGAAAGCAGATGCAAAGCAGAGATTAAGAGCTACAGGACATCAACTCAAAATGCATATCTCACCTGTTGGCGAATTTGCAGGCTTTGTCACAACGCCATCAGGATTTGCACCTGATTTAGTCCGCAGGGTTGCCAAATTCATTTCAAAAGTTTACGCAGATGAAAAACATTTTAACGAAGCTAAGATGTCAGTAGATCAAGATCTGTCTGTCATACGTAACGAGGAGCATAAACAGCAAATGTTCATATCACTTGCGTTACATTACAAGGAATTGGGTATTACACCAATGGATGTTTGCATACTACATTCTTTTGCAGATAAAGTTAAGACGCTCGAATTCAAAAATTATAAGTACGTTAAACAACCGCTCATCAAATTACAACAATAATTCATTTTAATAATTAATACCATCACATATTCACCAAATTAGCTGGCGAGCTTATAATACGCAACCCCTCAAACACTAATGTTTCCGATTTACCGCTACCGCTTTGCGGATGTTGCCCGTAATTCCGTTTCGGCTCGGGCCTGTAGGCAATCGGTTCAAGTTAGGTGGCCCCCGTACTGGGGTTCCTCAATGTACAAGTAATCTCTGAATTTATTAAAATGAAATTATACATAACGTCTTATAAACATAACAACTGTGATTTCCGGGTACACTTCGTTCCAGATTTCCAATATTCCTTATTTTGTATTACACACAACGAGTGGGTTCCTATACTTACGTGCGAACGTGAAAACCCTTGGTCTACCAACGAGTCATCTTTTGAGATAGTTACTGTGGGTATAAATTAGTACAAGGACTCTTTCGAATTTATTAATTATTGAAAATTAAATCATCACAAATTTTAAAACTTTAAATCATTACATCATGGCAGAACAGGCACCAAATCCAGTCGAAGTTGTTGGAAGTGAACGCGAGAATTTAGCCAAATTGAAGAGCGACA